TTGTAGAACGGTCGCGCTCAAACTTTTTTGACCCGCCCCCGGGGCTCCCGCTTCACAAAGCGGTTGTGCCGCTTGTTGTGGCAATCCGTGCAGAACGGTCGGAAGTTGCTCTCGTCCCAGCGCCGTGCCCATCCTTCGGGCGTTTTCAGCTCCTCGATATGGTCGACCTCCGTAGCTGTTCCACCGCACCAAGCGCATTTTGGATTGCGGTTAAGGAAAAGCCGCGAGGTCATGCGCCAGCGCTGAGAGTTGTAGAACCGCTCTGTCCTCTTGTCACGCTGACGGTTGTAGCGCCGATCACGTTTCTTCTTCTGCGCTTCACGCTCGGCTTGTATCAATGGCTCGCAGCGTTCGCAGTATGTCTTTCCGTAAGGGATCAGAGCCTTACATCTCGGACAGGTTTTCATCAGCGGCATGCTTTCCCTCCTCCCAACGTCGGCAAGCTCTCACCTGCCGACGGGGTCAAAAGGAGGTACACTATGCCAAGTAACTGTCAAAAAAATATAGCAGGACTGTTATGCCCTACTATAATTTTAACAAGAATATCGGACGGTTTACCGTCCTATTTTTTGATTCCGAGAAGCCAATCAGCACTGATATCCAAACCAATCGCGATTCGCCTGATCGCATACGCGGTCGGCTGATAGATACCGCTGACATATTCGCGGATCCTTTGTCGGCGTATTCCCGTCAGCCTTTCAACATCGGCAGGAAACAGCTGACGCTCGATCATTATTTTTTCCAACCTTCGCGCAAAGGTGAAATCCATTTTCTTATGTCCGGCGATATGTAAGCCTCCCCTCGCCCCGCCGCGCCGGGGCAGATATTTGCACGCAAATGAGAAAAGTGTATAAGCAAGCAGAGGCGCGGTACCGGTGGGTACTTTCTCGGGCAGACAGGTTCATCGAGTGATCAGCTCCTGTGCCCGACAGAAGCGATCGATTTAATCGGACGTTTTGCTATCCTTGCATGGAACAAGCTCCTGCGCATCACTAAGTCCAGTCAAGCGCCTGTCCGCAGTTGCTGCAGTGATTTGTTGCCCCACCAATAAACACAACTCCGCAGTTTGGGCAGCGTCCGATGCCGTAATAGCGAAGTTCCGGCTCAGGCTTCCGCTTGATCATACAGCAGTTGATCGCCCTGATCGCCATATCTATCGCCGGGTCGCGCTCGTCCTTGTCGGTGCGGAACTGATTCAGCCGAATGATCGCCGCTTCGGGGGTGAGGTTATCCGGCATTGTCCGCCCTCCTGTTCCATGCTTGTGTTGCCTGCGGATCATGTTCCTTGTTTTGAAAACTGACAGTAGCTCCGCATGAATAGCACAAAAACATTCTTAGCCCTGCAACAACTCCCGTTTTCTTAGACACTGATTTTGAACCGCAAAACGGACACGGTTTTAGTTTTTTTGTCATGACTTCCACTCCCCTTTCAAAATGTTACACAGGCGTTCAGAACCGCCGCGGCGATCCAGTAGACCGCTTTCTTGTAGTCCTTGGCAGCGACACACATCACAGCCGCGCCGACATCCATAACAATCATCACGATCGGAAAGATGTATGTAGGCTTCATGTTTCACGCTCCTTCAACGCCTGTTCGGCGGCTTCTTGCGTATGATAACAAATTGAAGAATCAAAACAATTGCCTTCGGTTGTTGTTATAGCAATGCCTTCATCGTCTAATTCAATTCTACCGACAATTCCTTTATAGATTTTTCCCATTGTAGTGCAGAAAATTACATCTCCAGGCTTGCATGGCAGCTTCACGAACCGGGAGCGGTCTTTGAAATTGTTACAGCACTCGGCTCCCTCTTGAAATTCTCCTATAGCGTCAATAGCTTTACACATTTTTTGATAAATACAATCCCTACAAGTTGCCATTACTCGCTCACCTCCGCTTCGATGATTGTAGGAGCAGCTCTAATATCATTAAGAATTCTCGTAACACCGCAGATAGCGCAAGCTCTTATGTGACAGTTATTGCAACGGCTTTTGACATTATTATAAATAGCTTCTTCGTCAATCAGCCTGCCGTGCGGTGTGGGGACTTCGACGAGGGGATAGCGTTTGACATTGTGCCCGTTATCGTAAGGCGATGCAAATTCTGTGTCGATAACAAGCTCAGCCGAGTTGTCTGGATGTGCTATCACTATGCACCTGTATACAGTGTCCTTGTCCTCATTGACACCTGCGTACTTCGGCATCTCCATACCCTTGATCAAAATGCTCATTCCGTCACCTCCGACAGTTCAAGGTTGTCGTGAATGTTGCCAACAACAGTGAATTGACCGTCAGGATATAACGGATAGTAACGTGTTTGCTTATGTGTTTTATCACACAATACAAATGCCGCGTCCATAAAGGTGATTGCTCCATATCCTTTGAGCCTGTCAACTTTCATTCGGCAGATATCCCCTTCAAAAATCCTCTTGCCGTTCTTGTCGGTCAAACCGATGAATTGTCCGACGGTATCTGAATCCACCTCAGCGTCACCATAAGGCGGCTCCTGCTTTACGATTATAACTACTCCGTGAGCAGGGAACTGTACCAGATCACCTTGAATCCACTCGCCGTTATCAAGTCGCTTCCCTCTGAAAAGAATCTCTCTCACTCCCCGTCACCTCCCGATCTGAGCAGGGCGCAGGCGATGAAGCCGAAACCTGCACCGATGAAAACGCCTATGAAAAATCCGATCATGATGATTCCTCCACTTCTTTCAGGTCGGCAATGACTATTGCGCTTTCGGCGGCGCTGTCCTTTAGCTCGGCTTGGAAGTAAAAGCCTTGCTCGCCCTGCCGCATGATACAAGCGGTGAGGGTGTAGGGCACGCCGCGGAACGTCACCTGTCTGCCGAGATTAAATTTCACTCGCTGAATATCCATTTTTGCTGAGCTCCTCAATCCTGATGTAGATGCCGGGCGTCGCTGCCCAGAACTTCTCGCAGATTTCGGAGCAGACCTGTGCGTCGTCCCTCCAAAAGCCGAGCCGCGTCATCGCGTCCTTGAGCAGCTTCTGCAGGTTGTCGGTATCGGGCTTCGAGGTGCGCCAGTCGCCGTCGCGGTGACTGCCGCTCAGCGGAAAGCACCACTTTGTCAGCAGTCTGACTGCCGAGTTATAGGGCTGCGGCGGCACATGCTTTGACAGGTGCGCCGCGAGCTTGTTTTTCGCGTCCTTGACCTCGGGCGGGTCGTACAGGGCGGGTCTGCCGTTGACGATAGTGACCTTGTGCATCTGAGCTGTCGCCGTCGGCGGGTCCATGGGTAAAAAGAATTGAGTTGTCACTTGCTTGCTCCTCTCTTTTGGAAGTTATGGATTTCATGCAGCTTTGATTTGCAATCCATAACAGCTTCTTTGTATGTGCTCCGGTATTTATCAAGCGGGAGCTTCGCGTTAATGCGTTCCGGTCTTAACAGCTTGGATAATTCATCTTGTAAGTGATAATATTCTTGATCGGTCATTATTTCACTCCTCTCGCACCGTGCTCCTCTCGCGCGGAATTATTGTAAAACATATTTTTTGCGCCGCCGTTAGGCGCAAAAATATATTATTTATAATAATATAGATTTTCTTCCCTCGGAAAATTTCGATAAATATTCGATTTTTTCTTCCCTGTGAAATTTTCGAATAAATTCGATATTTTCCCTCTGGAAGAAATTACTTTCATTCGATTTTTTCCGAGGGGAAAGAAAGGAAAATTAATCGATTTTTTCTTTTCCTTCTATCGCAACCAAACCGCCGTTGATCCAGAAACCGCCATGCTCCTTGATGTGATTTCTGACGGTCTTATCGCTTACATCAAGATACTCCGCGAGGTCCTTTATCTCCGCCTTGCCGTTTTCCTCGACGGCGCTGAACGCGGTCTCGAGCGCCTCCATACGGCTCTCCTTCTTCTCCTCCTTGCTCCTTTGCCTGCCGAAATTCTTGGAGTAGGGCGAGTTTTTGGAGTTGCGTTCTCCGTCGAGATCGCAGTCCTTCAGCACGCCGATCTCGTCGGGCAGGTGGATCGGATAATCAAACCAGAGGTCGATCGGGTCGGGACGCGGGAACTCTCTGAGCGTACCCTCTATGCGCCAAGCACGGCGCTTTCTGACGGCTTTTTTTGCTTCGGCGACCTCGTTCATCATGAGCAGGAAGGTGCGCTCAGGGAGCGTTTTACGAGCAATCTCGACCATCTGCACGGCGCTGCACAGGTCGTCCTGAGAGCACACGCTGTCGATCGGGTGAAAGCGGGATATCCAGCTTTCGGCGACGCGGCATATCTCGGCATTCTCCTGCTGGATAAAGAGATTCTCGGTGACCTCAAGCTCCGTGAGGTCGAGCAGCGCGTCGGGATCGCGTGAAAATACGCCCGAGCCTGACGCGCGGTCCATGCTGCGCTTGCCGCCCTGACTGCCCTTTGAGTGATGATGACAGTAGATCACCGAACAGCCAAGCTCCGTGCATACCTTGTCGAACTGATTGCAGAACCGCGCCATTTGTTCGGCGCTGTTCTCGTCACCCGTGAGCACCTTATAGATCGGGTCGATGATGACCGCGATAAAGCCCTTTTTGGAAGCCCGGCGTATCAGCATAGGCGCGAGCTTGTCCATCGGCACGGACAGTCCGCGCAGGTTCCATATGTCTATGCTTCTCACGTTTTCGGGAGAAACGCCCATAGCCTTGTACACGTCGATAAACCGGTGATAGCAGCTTGCCTTGTCCAGTTCGAGATTAACATACATCACCTTGCCCTGCGCGCAGTTAAATCCGAACCAAGGCACTCCCTCGGCGATTGCAATAGCAAGCTCGATCAGCGCGAAGGACTTGCCTGCCTTTGGCGGTCCCGCAATCAGCATCTTGTGACCCTGACGGAGCACGCCGTCGATCAGCGGAGGAGCCAGCGGCGGCGGATCCTCGAAGAACTCGGAAAGGTTCTCGAAATCAGGCAGATCGTCATTCATGCTCTCGATCCAGTCGCGCCATTCGGCAAAGTCGCGCTTGCCGATATTTGTATCGATCAGATACTGCTTTTTGTCACCGCGCAGCACGCCCGGCAGACGGCTCAGCCGCGACGGATTGCGGTTCTGGCGGTCGATTTCCAAGCCGTTCTTGCGGCAGATATTATAGAGATAATCAACGCGCTTCCTGTATTCGTCATAGCTGTCGGCGTCGATGCGGACGATCGCGTGAACGGACTTGCCGCCGCTGTAGACCAGCGCCGCGACAGGCAGCTCCAGCTCCCTGATAAGAGCGTTCTGCTGCTCTGGCGGCATGCAGTCGGACTCGACGAGCGCGTAACGGAACGCGGTGACATTCTCGTTTTTGACGCCTTTTCCGTCAAGCGGATTGATGCGCACCCATGCGCCTGCCCGCCGGTCATAATCGCCGAACACCGCGCCTATATCGCCGCCGCAGCGGTCAAGCAGGGCAATCAGCTCACCGGCGGTGCGGTCACAGGAGCCTTTTGTCGGGAGATATTTGGTCTTGCCGTCCTCGGTTTTTTCCCACGTCTCGGTGACATAACCGACATGATCGCTGCTGTCAAACAGCGTTTGAAGGTAGACGGTGATCTCACGGACGGGATCCCATTCCGACGGCTCGCGCAGCTGTTCGCCCTCACCGGTGCCGAGCATTTCGCCGCCCTCAAAGCTGATCTCGTCGTCCCAGTCAAGCTCGCGCGAGGAGAAGGCTGTCATGCCGCGCTCTCTCGCCATCTGAACGAGCGTCCCGCCTGTGACGGGAGAGGCGGCGCCGTTGAAGGTCTCCCATTTCCTTGCACATTCACCAGCATGGTAACGGCTGTCGGCGCGGCTCCATTCGTCCCAGACGGAGCAGTCAACGCCCTCGGCTTTGAGCGCCATCCCGACTGATACCCATTCTGAATAATCTAATGTTGCAGGGTTAATATATGCAAGCAAATCTTGTAGATTTTGGATCATATTTTCATTCTCCTTTGGTTTAATCTTTGTTCGCGCATATCAACCCAGCGGCAGTTATCGGGTTCATATATTCCATCAGAATTAATTCTATCTATTGTGCATTTGCCACGAGGAGCATTGGGATCATATCCCGCACTTAATGCCCAACTTCGAAAAGATAGGTATGATTCATACCATTCTTTACACATATGAATTCCTCTACCACCATAGATTTCATATCTTGAATTTTTCGGATTATAGCATCTTTGCTTAATGCCGTCCCAGACTTTATAAAGTCTCTCTTTACTAAATCCGTGAGTTTTAGAGGGTTTCTTGATTTTTAAATAATTGTTTCGTTTACATCCACAACTTTTTGTATGTCCACTTACCAATCCACATCTTGGTGTTTCTATAGACTTACCGCAATCACACAAGCACTTATACACTGATCCGGAAGCGTTTTTTTTTGTGGATTTTTCAATAACAACTAATGAACCAAATCTGTTGCCTATAATATCGTTCAAGCGATCGCTCCTTCCGTGAAGGTGTACGGGTCGATATCAAAGGGGACGCGCCAGCCGTTGGCGGCTATGCGGTCGATCAGCCGTTTAGCGGTGTCGAACTGCCATTCGCCGACGTGACGGAACCCCTTGTTCTCCAAAAATCTTATCTGCTTCGGCGTAGTCAAGCCCGCCTCTCTGCGCTTGCTCAGCTTGTCGAGGATCAGGCTTGCCTTGCCCGCGCACTCGATCTCGTCGGGACAGATACCCAGCTTTTCGAGGGCGCTCAGCTGCTTGGAGGTAGGCGGCGACATCTCCCAGCCAAACGCGGGCACATAGCCTGCCAAGTCCTCGGCTTGTATGGACATTTCAAACTGCAGCGGATCGACGAGCCTGCGCTTGCGGCTCTTCATCTCGTCGAGCTGCTTCGCTAGCGCCTGTTCACGCTCTGCAATGACGTCCTTGGCGGCGGTCTGCTCCGCCTGTTCGATGTCTACGGCGCAGCCTGCCTGTTCGGCGAGATTCTTCGTCATTTTCTCCGCGACCTCGGGATTCTCACAGATCAGGTGCGCCGGTCGGCACAGCTCATGGCGCTCGGTGTGCCAGAGGAAGTCCAGCAGCAAAAGCTCCGTCTTGCCCTCGCAAAGCCGCGTGCCGCGTCCGACCATCTGACAGTACAAGCCGCGCACCTTGGTGGGTCTGAGCACGATGACGCAATCTACAGACGGGCAGTCCCAGCCCTCGGTCAGTAGCATGGAGTTGCACAGGACGTTGTATCTGCCCTTGTCGAAGTCCTCAAGGACCTCGGCGCGGTCGGCGCTGTTGCCGTTGACCTCAGCGGCGCGAAAGCCGCGCTTGTTGAGGATATCGCGGAACTTCTGCGAGGTGGAAACGAGCGGCAGGAACACCACTGTCTTTCTGTCCTTGCAGTAATTGAGCATTTCGTCTGCTATCTGATAAAGATAAGGGTCGAGAGCGTCGCCGAGGTCGCTCGCCTTATAATCGCCCGCCTGAGTTGAAACGGCGCTGAGGTCGAGCGTCAGCGGGATAGTGACCGCCTTGATCGGGCAGAGCCAGCCGTCCTTTATCGCCTTGGCAAGCGGATATTCGTAGGCGAGGCTGTCAAAGACCTGTCCGAGATTCTTCATATCGCCGCGGTCGGGCGTAGCGGTGACGCCGAGCACCTTGGCAGCGGAAAAGTGCTTGATTATTCTCTGATAGCTCTCCGAAAGGACGTGATGCGCCTCGTCGATGATGATATAATCGAAGTAGTCCTCGCTGAAACGCGCGAGCCGCTTCTCGCGCATGAGCGTCTGCACCGAGCCGACGACAACGCGGAACCACTGCCCGAGACAGGAGCTTTCCGCCTTTTCGAGCGCGCACATCAAGCCTGTGGTCTTGAACAGCTTGTCCGCCGCCTGTTCGAGCAGCTCTCCGCGGTGCGCGAGAATGAGCACCCTGCCGCCCATTCTCACGCAGTCCTCCGTGACCTTGGCAAAGACTATCGTCTTGCCGCAGCCGGTCGGGAGAACGAGCAGAGTTTTGTCGCTGCCGCTCTCCCATTCAGCGAATACGCGCTTTTTCGCCTCCTGCTGATAGGGTCTCAGCTCCATCAGAACCTGCCCTGAGCCCAGCTTCCCGCGGCAGGTGCGGAGGACTGCTGATAGGTATTCTGCGGGTACTGCGGCGGCGTCTGAACGGGCTGTACTGCGTTGACCACCTCGTCGTAGGCGTAGAACTTCTGGATATCGTTCGCCGTGCCGGTACCGCCGTCCTTCTTCTGATACTCCCGTTTCGTAACGTGACAATTGCCCTGTCTGCCTACGGCTCCCGTCCAGTTCATGCGCAGCGGCTCGCCGTGCTTTTTCAAGCCGATCGACAGGAAGAACTGCGAGAGCTTCCACTCGACCGAGGAGTGAAGCACGAGATTCTCGGTGATCTCGCGGTCGAATTCCGCTCCGTGAACGGTCAGCGTGACCTTCGCCATGTTGCAGGGCGGCAGCTTGCCCTTCCCCTGTGAGCGTGCACGCTCGACCTGTTTGACGGTGAAGCGGTAATCGCCCTCTGGGAGAGGCTCAAAGCTCCCTGTTTCGTCCTGTATTTCGTCGTCCCAATTCAATTCTCTTTCAAAATCTGCCATTATTTTTCTCCTTCCCTGTTAAAACGGTAAATCTTTATTGGTCATTATCAAGCCGTACACCTGTTCCCATGCGCCTATCAGACACCCGCTGACAAAGTCCGGCGGATAACTCGTTATCGGCGTGTCGAACGGGTAGTACCCGCGCTGGCTGACTGCGAGCCGGATATCCTCGTCGCTGACGTTGTTCTGACGCATCAGATCGGCGAGCGCCTGCGGGATACCGTCGGGGATATGGGGCGTTTCCCTTTCGGCAGGCTCAGGCGGCGCAGCCGGCGTCTGATCAACGAGCTTCTCTATCTCAGCGTCCTCAGCGGGCGCGGTCGGCTTCTTAAGGAAAACATGCGCGATCTGCGCGTAATCAAAGGGCAGCACCTCGGGCAAGCCGTGGCGGTTCTTCGCGTCCCAGCACGGATGATGCGAGGTGTACATCACTCGCTCGCCGCCCTGCGCCTTGAACTTGTTGCCCTCCTTGTCAGCCTGTACGGCGACGGTCTTGTAGTTGGCGAACAGCACCATATCCGCCCACTCCTTGACGAGCGGCGATATCTGCGAGCCGGTTTTCTTGCCGAGCTTCAACTCCCAGCGGTCGTATTCGCCGAATTCGTCGGGCTGGGAGAATTTGCGGAGCTGAGCGTGAGCCGTGAGGACTACGTTGATACCGGCGGCGATGATATCCTCCAGAAGATTGAGGAACCGCCCGAACTCCTCCTTTTCGTATACATAGCCGTTGCCGTAGCCGAAATCCTCGATACCGCGTTTTCCGTGAACGGCGCAGATGTCGTTTATACATAGCTGCTCCGCCCAGTCTATGGTGTCGATCACGAGCGTTTTGCAGACGGTCGGATTTGCTTTGACGAATGCGATCTGGTTTTTCAGCATCGTCCAGCTGCTGGGTTTTTCGAGCCTTGAAAGGTCCATGTTTTTTGTACTGCCCTCGGTGTCGATGAACAGCGGCTCCGGGAAGCGCGCGGCAAAGGTGCTCTTGCCGATACCCTCGGGACCGTAGATGACGACCTTCTGCGCGGACGCGATTCTGCCTTTGATAATTTTCATCAGAATGTACCTGCCTTCCATGATGTTGATGTTTTCGGAACGGCAGCTTCGACCGCGCCGTCCTCGATGATGATACTGCATTCGCCGCCCTTGGAAACGCGCGTCGCGATCGCCTGCAAGCCCTCATGTTCAAGCCATTCGCCGAACTCCCGCATGGTGTCGATATCCATCTGCTCGAGCTTGTCGATCAGGACAAAGCCGCACTGCGGGTTGAGCCTGCGAATGATCGCGGTAGCGACGCGCAGCTGCTCCGAGCCGGACATGCAGTCCCATTTCTGCCCGTTGTAGGTCAGCTCCATATTGCTGACCGACAAGCCTTCAAGCGGCAGGTCGGCATTATGCAGTAGATCATATTTCTGCTTGCGGATATCCTCGATCTCCTCGGTCAGAGCGGCGTAATTCTCCGCGAACTCCTTAGCCTCCTCAGCTGCCTTTTCCTTGTCGAGATTCGCGCGCACTCTGCGGTTGATCTCGTCGATCTCTGCGATGTTCTTTTCCAGCTCGGCGGTGCTCTCGTCGTGAAGCTGCGCGACAGTCTTTCGCGCTGTTTCGAGCTGAGAGAGAACGGCGGTAAGCTCGGAATTGAGCCGCGATATCTGAGAGGACAGCTCGTTCGCCCTCGCTTCCAGCGCGTCCTTCTGCGAGCGCAGACGCTGATTCTCTCCGTTTCTCGCAAGGATCGCCTGCTGCTTCGCGATCAGCTCCGACGCGGAGATCAGCTCGTCCGGCGCGTCGGGATAGGCGGTCAGCTCGGCGGCGTATTTCTTTTTCTGATCGGCAATCTGACCGACAAAATGACGTTCGTTGTATTTGCGCCCCTCGGCGTCCTCCAGCTCAGCGAGCCTGTCGCCTACGCCGATTATCTGCAAGAGCGTGTTCGCCTTTTCCTTGTCCGAGCTGTTCATGAAGCGCGGAAGGTCGAGCGCGAATGCGCTGACAAAGGAATTGAGCAGCGTCTGACCGCTTTTCTTTCCTGTTGGGTCGATGACCTTTAGGTCGCTGTTCTTGCCCTTGCGCTCCACGATTATCCCGTTTGAGAGCTTGACTGTGAGGTGCGGCGCTATGACCGAACCCTCACGCTTCGGCTGTGAAGGCGCGAATCTGTCACCGCCCAGTGCCCACGCGATCGCGTCGAGCACCGAGGTCTTGCCCTGCCCGTTGTTCCCGCCGATAACGGTGAGCCCGTTCTCCGTCGGCTCCAACCTCACCGCCTTGACGCGCTTGACGTTCTCGATTTCGAGTGACGATATTTTTACTGACATGCTGTTCCTCCTTGACTTATTTGATTTTTTCGGCTATAATGTAAATAGATATATTATCCTTTCCGCCTTTCGAAGTTGCCGCTTCGGAGGCGGTTTTTCTATGAGATCATTGCTTGGTGAAGCGTTCTCATATCATTGATTGAAGTTACCTTATACTCGGGCAAATTTGCCTGTACCAGCGCTCTTGCAAGCAGAGGACAAACCGCATTCCCACATCTCGCGACCTGATCTTTGCGCGATATCGGCTTTCCGTGTATATCGGTATCAATACAATAATCATGCGGAAAGCTCATTGCGTCATACAACTCGCGCGGCGTGAGCATTCTCAGCGTGATATCTGAAACATAGTACCAACTGTCTCCTGTTCCGAGCAGCAGAATTTCATTATCGGATATTTTATAGTCAGCATAGGTGTTGAGCAGCTCTCTGATCTCCTTCCAATAGCCAAACATTTCTTTTCCGTCATAACGTATCAGTTTGGTCTGAATCAATCCATAGTGCTCATGCAGCGTGACCGTATGCAAAGGCTCTGCCATACCTTGACCATCCTTTGCATTGCCGTAAAACTCAGTGAGATATGCCGCAATCACTCCTTCACGTTCCATTGTGGTGATTGTTGCAAGCGGCTCCTCGACAGAGTGGTAATGCCTGTCGCCGCCGAAATACTGTGTCAGGTGCATCGCCGCCAGTCCGTAGCGGTTAGAGCTGTCTACTGTCTGTATAGGTTCTGTTAATGCCTGTCCGCGGACTTCTTTAGCGGTTGTTTCGGAATGATACTGTATCAATGTGGGCATTACGATCCCGGAAGCAAACTTCTGTGTGATCGTGTTGAGCGGCTGATTGACGGCATGAACCCTGTCGTCCCCATGGTTGCATTCCACAATGAACGGTTCCGCTGATTTCAGCACGAATCTGTCCAGTCCTTTGGCAATCCTGCGCAGTGTTTTCGGCTTGAGCGGTCGGTTGACCCTCACACCGTACTTCTGCCTGATTTCCTCCCTGCTCATAAAAATCGAATAACCGGGTACTGAGAAATCAATGACGCTTGCCGCTGACCTCCATGGCTTGCATTTGCCGCTTCTGACCTCCTCGCTGTCACGCGGTGCGTGCGTTCTTTTGGGGAACATAATCGGCTGACCGTCACAGCGTGCAATCAAACAAAACCGTTTGCGAATCGTAGGCGCACCGTAATCTGCCGCGCACAGCTCTTTGGTTTTGATATCATAGCCCAGATCGCTGAGCTGTCTGTACCACTGACGATAAGTCTGTCCTCGTTTGCTTTTGACCGGCATTCCTTTTCTAACGGGACCCCAAGTTACAAACTCGGGAACATTTTCCAGCATTATCACATCGGGGCGCACTAAAGCCGCCCAGCGTAATACTACCCAAGCAAGCCCGCGTATGTTCCGATTGACTAATGCAGCGCCTTTTGCCCGTGAAAAGTGCTTGCAGTCCGGTGAAAACCAAGCCAGACGGACATGTCTGCCGCGAACCACCTTTTGAGGATCAATGCTCCATACATCTTCCTGATAGTGCTCGGTAAACGGATGATTGCGGCGGTGCATCATAATTGCGCTTGCGTCGTGATTGATCGCAATGCTGACCGGTTGACCGGTTGCCAGTTCAATGCCTGTACTTGCTCCTCCGCCGCCGGCGAAGTTATCGACAAAGATATCGTCAAGCAGATTCATCTGCTGCATACATGTTCCTCCAGCAGTCCGATTGTGGGCACGTCCTCCGCGGCTTCATCGGTGCCGAGGGCGATCTTTGCACAGCTCTCTAACCACGCGTCGGCGGTTTTGGCGAATCTGCGAATGAACCGACGCAGCTTGTAGCTGAAGGTCAGCTTCATCTCGCCGCGCTTGAACGCGCCGTTAGCCAGCTCCATGAGGTAGGCGTCGCCGTTGCCCTTGATGCTGAATGTCCCGTCCTTGCGGGTGATGATGATTTTTTGATTCATGATGTCCTCCTAGATTTTTGTGTTCTTAATTATCGCGCTTTGCAGCTCTGCCATGATCTCCTTATAGTCCGCGAAGGTCTTTCCGTTTTCGGACAGTTGATTCCGGAAGAGCTCAGCCAGCTCGGAGTTTGTGCGGCTGCGTACCTTCGGCGGCTCATACGGCGGAAGCTGCTCCTCGGTCAGCTTGCGGTAGCCGAGCATCTGATCGGGCGTTACGCCGAAGTAATCCGAGAGCTTGCACAAGGTCTTGACTACCGGAAAGGCTTGACCCGAGGTATAGTTATGAATCGCGGTCACAGTTGCTCCGAGGTCCTTGCTCAACGCCGCGTGGGTCAGCTTCCTGTCCTGCATCAGCACGCGCAGGATGCCCGAGAAAATCGTTTGTCTGTCAATGTCATGCATTGTGATGTGTCTCCTTTAATTATCTGTGTCGACCACCGTGAAGGTGTTGCCGTCTTGCGTTATCTTGATGTGCAGCTGCTCGCTCAGGCACTCCATCGATACCGCGTTGTGCCAATAGTTCGCGACGATCAGCACGACGGTCTTGTCCGTCAGCGTCGACAGGTTCTTGATCGTGATGGTTCCCATGCGCCCTCCTAGCTGACGAGCACCGAGGCGATCTTAGTCTTGCTGTAACCGCCGAGCTGCTTGTTGTAGTGCTGCCGCCAGTGATCGTAGACGAATCGCGGCGATCGGCCCAGGAAAGCACACAGCTCCTTCCTGGAAAGTACCTCCTTGCCCGGAAACATCTCATTGAGCCTGTCCAGGGTTTCGCGATAATGCGGTTTTTCTCTTGCCATTGCGTTACCTCCTATCTGATTGAGCCGCTGTATTCCAACACGCGAACGGTGTATATCCTGATTATGATGTTTGAGCAGCCCTTGCGGTGCAGCGCATCGGACCGCTTTTGTGCTTCGGCTCGTGCCTCGTCAGGGGTGCCGTAAAACAGCTCAGATATACTGCGCTTCCGTCTGTCCCAGAACTCCGATTTGATGATGAAATGGATTGCGTTCATGTCGTTCCCTCCTTAATGATCTCCGCGATCCTTGCCTTGCCCTTTTCGTTGTAGCGGAAGGACGCGATCTCTTTGGAGCTGTAGCGGCTCTTGTCCATGACCGTGATGCCGTATTCTTCGGTTTTGAGCCCGTGAGCGTTCGCAAGCCTGCCGACCTTTGCCGCTGTGATGCCGAGAGCGTTTCCGATTTCGGACGCGGAATAGGTCTTTTCGACCTGCGGCAGATAATCACCGAGGCCTTTGCCCGTAACTCTCTCAACTGCCTTGACCGCGAGTGTGTCAACAGCGACCTGCGACAAGCCCTTTCCCTTTTGCAAAACCGTGAGCCGCCGCGTTTCGGCGTTGATCAGCCGCGCCTGTGCGTTCATCTCCCTGATCCTCAGCTCGCGCGCCTTGAATTCCGCTGACTTGCTGTCAACGGCATACGCGCCTGTCTTGCGGATGGACGGAAGTATCTCCGACGTTACCCACCTCTTGAAGCGTTTCGCGCCCTCGAGCTTGCTGCCGAGAATCAGGCTATACATGCCG